ACTTCTGCATTTGAAACTAATTACGATTCATTTAAAAGTTCAGCTAATACCTGCGATACACAAGTTACACCATACACAAGTGGAACTGCAATAAGTTTATTAACAACAAACGCAGTATTAGATTCATCACAAAAAGTTATAGATAACGTAAAAGAATTGCTAACACCAATGAAAGCAATATTTACTTACACACAAGGTAAATATAAATTAATTATAGAAGATTCTGGTTCAACAGTTTTAAATTTAAATAAAGATAATATTATTGGTGGTATTAAAATTCTTGGAGAAAAGAAAAACTCTAAATACAATAGAGTTATAGGTACATTCTGTAATCCTAATAAGAACTGGCAAAATGATACAGTATCTTTTCCACCATTTGATGATTCTACTTTACCAAGTGGAGATCAATTCGCTACAATGTTAGCTGAAGATAATTCTATTTTATTAGAAGGAAGATTTGATTTTAAACACATAACAAATCCTTATCAAGCTGAAGAACTTTGCGAGATTATATTAAGACGTTCAAGAAATGCTTTAGGTGTTGAATTAAGATGTACTTCAGAAGCATTAAATGTGACGATTGGAGACATTGTAGATTTAACTTATGTAACTGGTGGATTTAGTGCAAAGCCATTTAGAGTAATGGGATTGTCAATTAATTCTGATTCAACAGTTTCATTACAATTAGTGGAACATCAAGATAATTTCTACACTTGGTCTAGCAAGGCACAAGCACCAACAATAGCTGATACTACTTTACCAAATCCTAATAGTGTATCTGCACCAGCTTCAGTTACATTAAGCGATCAATTAATTCTTTATAGTGATGGAGTTGTTATTACAGCTTTAGATGTAACAATCGGTGCATCACCAGATAGTTTTGTAGATTACTACCAAGTTGAATACAAATTAAGCACAGCTACTGATTACATTATAGCTGGGCAAGGAAAAGGATTAAACCAAAGAATATTAAACGTAATAGATGGTTTAACGTATAACGTAAGAGTAAAAGCATTTAATACTTTAGGAGTTGGTTCTACATACACTTCAGCAACAAGAACTATTATTGGTGGAACAGCACCACCAGAAGATGTACAGGATTTTTCTTGTAACATTGTTGGTAGTGATGCTCACTTAGCTTGGACACAAATTGGTGATTTAGATTTAGCACATTATACAATTAGATATTCTCCAGTTACATCAGGTGCTGATTGGGCAGATTCAATTTCTTTAGTAGAAAAAGTTGCTAGACCTGCAACCAGCATAACTGTCCCAGCTAGAACAGGAAGCTATTTAATAAAAGCAGTAGATAAAAATGGTAACTATTCTTCTAATGAATCTATCATAGCTACAAACATAACTGACATTGGAAATTTTAATGCAGTTGCAACACAAACAGAATCTCCTGCATTTGCAGGAACAACTGATAGAACTGTTGTTTTGGATAATACAATTAGATTAGATTCTTCAGAATTATTTGATTCAGGAATAGGTAACTTTGATTCAGGAACTTCATTCTTTGATTCTGGTTTAACTGCTTATGACTTATATCCATTAGGTTTTTATTATTTTGCAAATCCTATTGATCTAGGTGCAACATACACAACAAGAGTTACAGCTTTCATAACACAGACTGCTGATAACATAGATGACTTATTTGATTCAAGAACAGGAAATTTTGATGATGGGGCTTCAAACTTTGACGGAGATGCACCAGCTAATTGTAATGCACATTTAGAAATAGCTTTATCTAATGATAATGTAACTTACAGTTCTTATAGAAACTTTGTAATTGGAGATTACACGGCTAGATATTATAAATTTAGAGTTATGATGACTTCACAAGATTTATCTTCTACTCCAGTTGTATCAGCTTTATCAGTTACATTAGATATGGAAGATAGAATATTTAGTGGAAATGATATTGTTTCTGGTACTGGAACTTATGCAGTAACTTTTACTTATCCTTTTTATTCTTCAAATTATGCAGTAGGAATAACAGCACAAGGTATGAACACAGGAGATTTCTTTACAATTTCAAGTAAAACTGTTAATGGTTTTAATGTTGCATTTAAAAATAGTGCAAGTTCAGGAGTTAGCAAAACTTTTGATTACTTAGCTAAAGGATATTAGATAGAATATGGCACAACACGATTATAACATAGCAAATCAAGGATTCAGTTCTTTTAGATCTGATCTTAATAACGCACTATCAGCAGTTCAAACAACAAATTCAGGAACATCAAGACCAACAGGTGCAGTAGCTGGTCAGCTTTGGTTAGATACAACAACTGCAACTTCTCCAACTTTAAAATATTATGATGGTGCTGATGACATATCTTTAGCAACTATTGACCACACAGCTAACACAGTTAATTGGTTAGATTCAACAGTATCAATTACTGGACTATCAACTACTGCAACTGGCACAGTATTAACACTTTCAGATTCAGCTTCTACATCAACAGTAAATTTAATTATAGACAATCAAAAAGAAATTCGCTTTAGAGAGACAACAGCTAACGGAACAAACTATGTAGCATTAAAAGCACCAGCTTCTTTATCTGCTGACTTAACGTTTACTTTGCCTACTGCTGATGGAACAAGTGGACAAGCACTTATAACTAATGGTTCAGGGGTACTTTCATTTACAACTATTTCTGCTGGGACATCTTGGCAATCAGTTCAAACAACAGGATTTACAGCATCTGCTGGTAGAGGTTATCCTTGTAATACAACTTCTGCATCATTTACAGTTACACTTCCTGCTTCTCCATCTGTTGGAGATTACGTTCAAATAGTAGATTACGCAGGAACTTTTGCTACAAACAATATTACATTAGGAAGAAATTCAAATAAAATTGAAGGTGGAACTTCAGATAAAAAATTAACAACAAATAGAGAAGCTGTAACTTTAACTTATGTAGATTCTACACAAGGTTGGGTTTCTTCTTCTGCGTCAAATTATGGTACACAATCAATAGATCCAAATACTTACTCAGTAAATTTTTTAGTAGTAGCTGGTGGAGGTAGTGGAGGTTGTGATGATGGTGCAGGAGGTGGTGCTGGTGGATTTAGAACATCAACTCAAACAGTAGCAAGTGGAACAGTAATTACAGTAACAGTAGGTGATGGTGGTGCTACACAAACCTCTAACACTACAGTAGGAAATTCTGGTTCAGATTCTTCAATTTCAGGTTCAGGATTAACAACTATAACTTCTGCTGGAGGAGGTGGTGGAGGTACTGGTAATGGTGGAAGAACAGGTGCAAATGGTGGTTCTGGTGGTGGAGGAACTACAACTCTTAATTCTGCTGGTGGTTCTGGAAACACACCTAGTACATCACCAAGTCAAGGAAATAATGGTGGAACAGGTGTAAGTGGTACTCCAGCAGGTACTTCAGGAGGAGGTGGTGGTGCTTCTGCAAATGGTGTTAATGGTTCTTCTGGTGGAGCAGGTGGGGCTGGAACAGCTTCTTCAATAACTGGTTCTTCAGTAACATATGCTGGAGGTGGAGGTGGTTCAACAAGACCAAATGCTTTAGGAGGTGCAGGAGGTGCAGGAGGTGGTGGAAATGGTGGTGGTACTTCTCCTTCAACTTCTCCTACTGCAGGAACAGCAAATACTGGTGGAGGTGGTGGTGGAGGAAATGGTACTGGTGTACCAACAGGTGCTCAAAGTGGTTTTGCTGGTGGAAAAGGAGTTGTTATATTAAGTGTACCAACTGCTTCATATTCTGCAACATCAACTGGTTCTCCAACAATTACAACATCAGGTGCAAATACAATTTTACAATTTAACGGAAGTGGGAGTTACACAGCATAATGGCTAGTTTTGCAAAAATAGGATTAAACAATAAAGTTATAGAAGTACTTTCAGTAGTTAATGAAGTTCTTCATGATTCAAATGGAGTTGAACAAGAATCAATAGGAATAGATTTCTTAACTAAACTTACAGGTTATCCAGTATGGAAACAAACATCTTACAATACTATTGGTGGATTACATAATAATAATGGAACACCTTTTAGAAAAAATCATGCAGGAATAGGTTATACTTATGACGAAGATAGAGATGCTTTTATTCCTAAAAAACCTTTTAACTCTTGGGTATTAAACGAAGATACTTGTCTTTGGGAAGCACCAGTTGCTAAACCACAAGATAATAATAAATATACTTGGAATGAATCAACATTGACTTGGAATATAGTAGAAGTATAGTACCTTAAAAAAAAGGAAGGTAAATGTCAGAAATAATCAAAGAACCTAAATTTGAAAATTCATCTTGGAATTTTGAACTAGATCAAGTTAATTTTTACGCATTTTGGAATAACGCATTTTCAAAAGAAGAATGTCAAACAATCATTAACATAGCAAAAGACAAAGGTTTGATTAAAGGAATTACTAAGGGAGAATCTGATGTTAGAGATTCTAAAATATCTTGGCTATATACTTCTGATAATATAGATTGGGTATTTCGGAGAGTAACTGACATCACATTAAATCTTAATAAACAATTTTTTAAATTTGATTTATTTGGCATTAATGAAGGATTCCAATTTACTAATTATGAAGCACCATCTGGTAAATATGGTAAGCACGTTGATAGAGGAATAAATATGGGAGTTAGAAAATTGTCTATATCTATCCAACTTACAAATCCTGAAGAATATGAAGGTGGAGAACTTAAACTTTATGATGGAAATGATGATGAAGCAAATATTATGGAAAAAGCACAAGGAACATTAATTATATTTCCTTCTTATGTATTACACGAAGTTATGCCAGTAACTAAAGGTGAAAGAAATTCATTAGTAACTTGGGTAACTGGAAAACAGTTTAAATAAACTTAACTTATGATAAGATCATAATATGATAACATTAATAATAGGTTTAATAATTGGAATTTTTCTAGGTTGGAAATACGAACTAGCCATTAACGACTTCATAGAATCAATTAAGATACATTTAAACATCAAATAGTCTTGAACTTCCTATGTTGCAACATTATATGTTGGCAATAACAAACGGAGATAACAATGCTAAACTATTCAGACTTTAAGAACTATTGGACTAAGTTCTACGCAGATGCTTTTGAAGATGCAAAAAGCTTTTGGAAGAACTACGCAGATTCAGTAGAAAAATTCTATAAAAAATAACTTTATCTTTAGATAGGTATTTGATAAACAACTTATAGTTGGAAGGCATAAATATTATGCCAAAACATATCATATACCTATTTATAGGATTCATTCTAACTCTTAGCTTCTCAGCTAGTTCGCAAACTACACAAAACAATACTTCAGGTTCTAATACATCAATAGCTGGTGGTTATACTTCTTCTTCAAGTTCAACTTATGAATCTGGTTCATCTGTAAACACTACAACTAATTCTACTAACAACGCATACTCAGGAGATACAAGAGTTGCTTCTATGGCTACTGCACCTTCTATGTCTGCTTATTCTCAAGATTTATGTGTAGTTGGTTATTCAGGTGGAGTATCTACATTTGGAGTTGGTATATCTGGTGGTAGCTATTCAAGAGATGAAAACTGCGAAAGAATTAAACTATCTAAAGTATTAAATGATCTAGGAATGAAAGTAGCTTCTGTTTCTATTTTATGCCAAGACCCAAGAGTATTTCATGCTATGGAGAACTCAGGAACACCATGTCCATTTGAAGGTAAGATTGGTGCTGATGCAACTGCACAATGGTTAAAATACGATAAGCTTAGACCAGATTATAATTTATATGTTGAGAAATTAAGAATCATAGAAGATAAGAAAAAAGAAGATGAAATTAAAGCTAATACTAAGTAGCTTATTATTCTTTAGTACAGCATACTCTCAAACAACAACTACTACAAACTTAACACCAAAAGTATTCACAACAATCAATGGTTGGAGTGGAACTAACTTATATTCAACTCATGGTAACGAAACTATTGCTGGAGTAAGTGGCAAGTCTATTCAAAATACAATCTCATTAACTAATTTAGGTTTATCTAAAGCACAAATTAATGAAGGGTTTACTTCTACACAAGGAGTAGATGTTTGGTTTTGGTCTGGCAATCCAAATCAAAATGTTACTATGACACAAATATTAACAGATGCTAATGGTGTAGTAACAACACAAAATAGAATTATATCTTACAACACAGATTACTTTAATACTTATACTAACATAGCAATCGTAGATAAAAATACACAAGATAACTTTAATATAACAAGTAAGTTTTCTTTTTATGAATCTACAAATTCTCCATATCATTATTCTGCCGATTTAAAAAATCCTACACTAAGTATTACTTATGTAACAAATCCAACTCCACCTGTTGTTATTGCACCAATCATAACACCAGTAGTTCAAGAGATTAAATTTATAGAACCAGTACAGATTGCAACTCCAGTAATAACTCCAGTAGTTGAGATAATTGAAAGTCCAGTAGTCATTCAACAAGCAGTAGAAGAAAAGAAAATAATAGAACAGCAAATTGAACCACCAAAAGAAATAATAAAAGAATCTCCAAAAGAAACAGTTAAAGAAGAAACAAAAGAAGCTGTTAAAGAAACACCTAAAGAAGTTGCTAAGGAAGAAACTAAAGAAACTTCTAAGGAAACTAAGACTTCAGTAACCGAAGAAAAACAAACTGCAACACCCACACAACAGGAAGTAAAAACAAAATTAACAGAGAATAAAATAGGAACGGAAGTAAAGATAGGAGAAGTAAAAATAAAATCAGTACAAGAGATAAAAATTGACGCATTAAAAGTAAATCAACCTAGTTTAAGTGTTTATGAATCTAAACCATTTTATCAGCAAAGACAAATGGTAGGAGTTCCTAATCCTGATTTCTTTATGCAATATACTTTGGCACAAGAACCAGTTTATCAAAATGTTAATTTAAACTCTTACATATCTAAAGACCCTCTGGTAGCTAGACAAAAAATATTAAATGATATACAAGAAG